GGGTGGGCGTATTATACTTCATGATACTCAGGTAACAGAGAGAGGTTTTGGTGTTAAGCAGTATTTCAAAGAGTTACAAGAGCAACATCCGGAATGGACATTTAGTGAGCGACTTAACTCAAACGGACTAGGTATTATTCAAAAATGAAAAGAATAGCAGTAACATTTGAACACGACCACTCAGACATGACCAGTATTTGGAAGGACTATTACTCAAAGTATTTAGACATTAAAATAGTTAAGATAGGGGATATTTTAAGAAGAGACTGGGGTGCCACTTATTCTTTGCTTAATTCTCTCCAAGAAGAGTTGTTTAAGGAGTACGACTTAATCTTGTTTGCTGATATAGACGAGATAGTGGTAGCCAATCCAGAGAAGTATAAGGATTTAGGAGAGTATTTGGATAGGGTTAAGGAGAGTGCAGTAAGGTGTGTTGGTTATAATGTACTACAAATGGTAGGGGATAAACCAATAGATTTAAGTAAACCTATACTATCGCAAAGGACTCATTGGAGTAGAGACGAAATGTACGACAAGTGTGTGATAATAACAAAGCCTCAAGTGTATTTAAGTAATCATCGTGTAAAGGGTACTACCCTGCTTGATGCAGATTTAATTATGCTACATCTAAGAGACATTGATGTTGATTTGGTTAAGGAAAGGAATAAGAAAATAGGTGCAGTTTACAACGAGGGAGACCTAGAGCATAGGCGATCAATAGCTAATTTAATTCCAGAGAAATGGAAACTAATATGAAATATCTTGTATACAACCATCATAATTTTTGGCAATGGGAGCCAAGTAATAGTGAGTTAGTAGATGCAGAGGTGGTGTTTATGTGGGCAGACTTTCCGTTTGCTCAACATGTGAGGACACTTAAAGGGCTAGGAAAGAAAGTAGTTGTGTTTGAACATGGCTTTGGTGCTTTGTATGATTATGAATTAAACAACAGGGAGCCTATGGCTGATGGGTATTTAGCATTAGGGCAGGGAAGTTTTATGTCTTTAGTAAGAAAGGGTGTGCCAATGAGTAAAATACTAATAACAGGTAATCCAATTTATGACGACATTAAAAAGACAAAGCACACAGGCAACAAGGCGTTGTTTGTAGCATTGCACTGGGTGAAAGATATGTCTATTTATAATCAGGTACTCTTTGACCAGTTAGTTAAGGCATACCCAGAGCTAGACTGGACTGTAAAACTTATTGACAAGTCAGGAGATATTACAACAGACAAGGGTAAGTGGTTTAACAATGTAGAGAGTGATACTATTTTAGCAGACATTAAAGAGAAGTTGCCTAGTTACGACATGGTGTTTACTCCTAATCCGTCTACCTTTGAGAGTTTTGCGAGGCTTATGGGAATACCAGTGTATGTAGTAGACGAGCACGAGGCTTTTAAGGCAAGTGGAGAGCCAAACAGAATGCCAATGAACAACACATACTTAAAAATAGGAGATAAACTACCAAGGCAAAAGAAAATTGACATGGACGAGCATATACAGAGACCTAGTTTAGATTTAATTGATATTGCCATTTGGGCTACACAACTATGAGTAGTGATATAAGTAAACCAACGACAACCAGAACCAAGCAAGATGTTAAAAACTATGAAGAAAACTGGGATAGAATATTTGGTAAAAGAGATAGGCTTAAAAAACAACTGGCCCAAATTAACCTTGAAAGACATAATATAATCAATAGTCTACAAGCTAAAAGAAACAGATCACAAACAACTGAGGATAAGCTAGAGGTATTAAAGAAAAAGAGAACAAAAATAATAAAAGAATTAGACAGGTTAAAATAGTGGTATAATATGTTATAGAAGCCATATAGGGTAGTACCCGTCAATAGCGAAGGCTTCTATTGTATAATTAAGCCCATAATTAGTAATGCTAAAGAAAGTAAAAGACATAGTACAAGACAGTGAGAACAAAGCTATTATTCAAAGACACACTTACGAAGACTTAATGATAGTTTACGATGAGCTTGCAATCCTTGATAGTGCACTGCGAGGTTTATGGGGGATAACATTAACAACTGATGATGAAAAGGTTAAGAGTGATAATTACAAATGGCTAATTGAAATGGGTGTAGGAAAGGCGAGGCAGAATGTAGACATGACAAGTCAGGGAGAGAAGATAACTGCGGGGATATTCGTTGATGATACAAACATATAAACCACATAAGTACCAAAAAGAGTTTCATGCTTCCAACGCGAGGTTTAGAACCTTTATTGCAGGAAGAAGGGGTGGTAAGAGCGTAGCAGGTACCATAGAGGCTTTATGGCAAGCAGACCAAGTACCAAAGATTAAGGGTAGACCAACTCATGGGTGGATCATATCACCTACATATCAAATGCTTAAGGATGTAAACATACCAATACTGCTTGAGTGGTGTCCACCAAGTGCTATAAGGGATTGGAATAAATCAGACAACAGGCTAGAGTTAATTAATGGAAGTACAATAACACTTAGAAGTGGTGAGAACCCTGATAGGTTAAGGGGTGTAGGGCTGGACTGGATATGGCTTGATGAGGCATGTTTTATGAGTAAGGCTGTATGGGAAGTAATATATCCAACATTAACAGATAAGAATGGTATAGCATGGGTAACAACAACCCCACAAGGGTATGACTGGGTGTATGACACCTTTTACAAACCAGCAATAAGTAAAGAGGAGGGGTTTGAAGCTTGGAAGTTTACAACACTGGATAATCCGTACATTGACAAGAGTTTAGTAGAACAAGCAAAGAAAGATTTAAGCGACATTATGTTTAAGCAGGAGTATTTAGCTAGCTTTGAGAAGTTTGAAGGGCTTGTTTATCCTGATTTCAATGAAAGAAGACATGTAAGAGAAACAGAGAAACAAATTACCGATATTTACTTTGTAGGATTAGATGTAGGTTGGAACCATCCAACAGCAGGAATACTTGTTAAAGAAGATACCAATGGTAATGTGTTTGTTGTTGATGAGTTTAGAGAGCAATACTTAACAGCTAAAGACATAAGTAATCAACTACATGGGTTGTTGGCTAGAAATGGACTTAGAGAGGATAATATAGAAATGTTTATTATAGACCCTGCAAGTAAGGGAACACAGCAAACAAGTGGGCAGAGTATGATGTTCCAACTGCAAGAGGAAGGGTGGGGGTTTGTACCTGGTAATAATGATGTTATGGCAGGAATTAACAGGGTAACTAGAATGTTTAGAGATGATAAATTGTTTATAGCCAAGAGGTGTTCTATGTTAAGAGACGAGTTGAATAATTATCATTGGCGTAAGTGGAATGAAGAGAAAGATAGTAGTAGAGCAGAACCATTTAAGTTAGGGGAGGACTTAGCAGACACCCTAAGGTATGTAATTCACTCACGACCTGACTACTTTGAACACCCCAAGGTTAATATGTATGGGCTACTTGAGCAAGAAGAGGAAGATGAAGAGATTGATATTAATGATACAATTGACGACATGATGAGTGATAGGGGTATTATCTAATATGTTATAATTATGTATATGGAAACAATAGTCATTGTATTGTGTATTTTACTTGGTATAGCAGTAATAGCTCTTGGGGTTATAGCCTCTTTACAGATACTAACAGGTTCAAGGGAAAGAAGAGAGCTTCAGAAACTACTTAAAGCAAGGGACTTACCAGAG